TTGTGCCGAAAAAGCGCCGTATATTCAGAAGCATCCTATTGTCGGTGCTTTTTTCGCTGATTTTTCTGCTGTCTGTGCTGACTCTACTGTTTTCGACCAATCAGGGCAGTAAATTCCTGCTGGATCAGGTGCTGGAACGTCAGCAAATTATTCAATATGAATATGAAGGCGGCAATTTATGGCGCGGAATTATTCTTAAAAATGTGCTGGTCAGCCTGAAACCAGTCGATGTCAAAATTGATCGTGCTGATGTCAAGCTGGGTTGGCGCGCGATTGTCAAAAAAGAAATTCATCTGACTGAAGCGGATGTCCTTAATCTGCAAATTATTAACAAGCGACCTTCAACAGGCGAACCGTTCAAGTTTAATGCCATCCGTTTGCCTTTTATTTTGCGCGTTGACCATTTACTGCTGGATCATCTGGTGATTAAAACCCAGACCAATGCAGTCGATTTTTATAATATCGAATTAAATGAGGCACTCTGGTCCGGCACCGAATTAAATTTTGAAGATTCCCGGATGGATATGGGCTATCTGTCGGTACGTGAAGCCAGGGGTAAAATGCAGTTTGAAGGCAAATATCCGCTAGATGCCACGGGTATCGTCAATCTGCCTTCCTTAAGAGACAGCCTGAATATTCATGATATTCAGGTGCGGGCACGCGGAACACTGGACACGATTCAGGCTGGCGTAGCAACCAATACGCCTGATTTATTAACGGGTTGGGTTATCGTGCATCCGATGCGTCCTCAGGTACCAATGCGCGGCGAGTTGAAGTTCAAGGATTATCACTGGCCTATTCTGGCCGAACAGAAACTGTCTACCAAAGACGGCATTGCCGAGTTTAATGGCGATATCAAGCGTCTGGACCTGAACGTCCAGACTGACCTGATTGGGGAAAATATTCCGCAAGGTCAGTATAGTGCAGTGATGTATACCGATCTGGTCAATCAGCTGAATATTACCGATCTGAATGGTCAGTTGATGAAAGGTGCAGTTAGCCTTGCCGGGACAGTAGGCTGGAAAGACCGGGTCAGCTGGGATCTGGCTGGACGCTTAAATGGGATTGATCCTAAACATGAGCGTATTCCGCAAGTCGTACAAGATTTCTTGCCGCCAAGTCTGGATGCGAATATTGCTTCTGCGGGTAACCTGGAAAATGGCCTGCACCTTACCGGATTAGTTGATTTCGACCGTTATGAAAGCTGGAATCTGAAGCTGGATCAAAACCCAGCCAAAGGCAATAAAGTACAACCGATGCTGTTAGATGTTGCTTGGAAAAATATTGATCGCGCCGTACCTTACGTGGGCTGGCTCAGCAGTCAGTCTGGCGATGTTAAACTGGCATTGGTCGAAGGTCAGCAGAATATTCATGTGGCAACTAAAGTCGAGCAGCATGAAGAAGGCCTTCTGCCTGCTGGCATGTATCAGGCTAAGCTCAATCTGAACAAGAATATCTTGGATGTCCCAAGTTTTAATTACAGTGCCAATGCACAGGCAGGCAGCTTAAGCGGCAATGCACGGATTGAACTACCACAGGAAAAACGTCAGTTAAAATGGACTGCAGTATTAAATGCCAAAAATTTGAATACTCAAAGTATTGCCGCAGCTTCACCGGTAGATCGTTTGAATGGCCAAGTTAAAGCCAATGGTTATGCGCAACCGAATCAGCAGATTATTAAACTGAATAGTGTTGACCTGACCGGACGACTGGCGGAGCAAAATGAAACCGTACGTTTGACCGGAAACAGCACCATTGCCTTGTTATTCCATCATGAAAAAGCGGGTGGCGGATTTAAAGGTTACGCGGTCAATTATGATGGTGCTTTAAATTCTAGCCAGCTTAAAGCCAGTCAGGGTATGCTGAAACTGCGCGTTTCAGGCACCCCGGAAATGTTGAAGATAAATGAATTCCGACATGATGGTGTGGCTGGCAAGATTAATGCCAGCGGTCTGGTCAATCTGGCGAATGGCATTGGCTGGGATATCAACGCATCCTTAATCCGCTTTAAGCCGCAATATTTTAATGCCAAACTGAAAGGCGAATTGTCAGGCAATGTGCAAACCCAAGGGGTGTGGTCAGATGCCTTAAAACGCATTCAGATTCAACGCTTAAATCTGGCCGGTATGCTGAATAACAAACCGGTACGTGGCACGGGTAATTTATCGGTCATCATTAATTCAAACCAGCGTGGTTTTGTACCACAGCAGTTTGAAGCCAATAACCTCTTTCTGTCATATGCCAGTAACCAGATTCAGGCGACCGGTAATGCACAAAATCTCCAACTGAAAGTGAATGCACCGGCACTGTTTGAATTGTATCCGGGCTTAAGAGGTCGTGCGCAGGGCTATATCAATATGCAGGCACAGCCACGGTTGCAGGCTTCGGCTAACCTGTCTATCGATAATTTTGCCTTTAAAAACCTGTTTAGTGTGCAGAAAGTTCGTGTTCTCGGACAGTTGCCGACATCGCAAAGCATTCCTACTTTATTGACCGCAACCATGGATCGCCTGCGTAGTGGTTCACGCGAGATTGTACGCGGTGAAGTATCACTGGCCGGTACCCGTGCTGCACACATTCTCAAAGTGCAGGCAGAAAACCGCCTGTCAAAATTCTTTGTGCAGCTCGCCGGTGGCTTTAATGCCCAAAATAACTGGCTGGGTCAGATTCAAAAAGGTGATTTCGACTCTTTACGTGCCCGTCTGGTGCAACGTCAAAATGCAGCAGTGATTTATAACAGTGCTCAATCGGATCTGTTTGTCGGTGCTCATTGCTGGATGAGTCAGCAAAGCCAGTTGTGTTTTGATCAGCCGATTCGGGTCAACAAAACCCGTGGCAGTGCCTCTTTTATTACTCAAAACCTTGATCTGGAAGACTTCAGTGCATTCCTGCCTGATGGATTGGCGTTGACGGGTAAAGTCAATGGTTATGCCAAGGCTGCCTGGGCGCAAGGTGATAAACCTAAAATTGACGCACGTCTGGTGACGCGTAATGGTGTGGTAGGCCTATCTTCTGAAGATCCAGATTATTTGGGTTCTACACTCAAATATGATGAAGTCGGGTTGGTCGCAAAAAGTGTGGCAGATGGCTTGCAGCTTCGTCTGGATGTCAAAACACCGGATATCGGAGCCGGTTATGCCAATGTCATCATTGATCCCTATCGTGACAGTAAACCGATGCGTGGCGAAATTGCCTTTAACCAGGTACAGCTCAAGGTCTTTAAGCCATTTATTCAGGACATCCGTAATCTGGACGGGATTTTATCTTATGCCGGAAAAATTAGCGGAACTTTAACGGATCCTTTGCTTGAAGGTGAGGTTCGGGTCAAAGATGCTTCGATTAGCATGATCTCCTTGCCCGTAAATCTGACCAATGTACAACTGTATTCATCCATACGTCAGAATTCGGCCAGCATCAATGGCGCATTTAACAGTGGTCGTGGTGTGGGTAAATTAACCGGATCGGTCGACTGGAAAGGTGATCCGCGAGTGCAGTTAAAACTGCAAGGTGACAATCTGCTGATTCGTCAGGCCCCATTAATTACCGCTGTGGTGACACCTGATTTGACTCTGGACATGTATCCATTTAATAAAAAACTGAGTCTAAGTGGCACAGTTGATGTACCGCGTGCGTTGATTTCAATGCCTGAAGCCTCAGAACCTGTAGTCGGTTTATCTTCAGATGTACGTGTCGTACATGAAGGTGATGATCAGCTGGCGATCTTGAAGTCTGCACGTCCTTGGGATATCCGGGCAGATGTTGCTGTTTCTTTAGGCAATCAGGTGATTTTCCAGGGCTTTGACAGTCGTATTCCACTCTTGGGTCGAGTCAATCTGTCACAGCGTGGTCTGGAAACTGCAATGCGTGCCAATGGTGCAATCGGGGTATCACAGCGGGTGAAAATCGAAGCCTATGGCCAAAGTCTGGACTTGAATCGTGCTATCGCGCGTTTTAATGGTGAACTTACCAATCCGACACTGGACATTGATGCCAATAAATCGGTTCAGGGTAGTACAGTCGGGGTACGGGTAACAGGGACTGCATCGAGTCCAAGTATTCAGATTTATAATGATGCGGGCCTGTCAGAACAGGAAGCCTTAAATGCCTTGATTACCGGTCGTGTTAATGAGGGTGTATCTGGTTTAAGCCAGGCTGAAGGATTTAGATCCGATGTGAATAATACGATCGCTGCTGCGGGGATTAGTTTGGGCTTGGGTAGCACCCGCGCACTGACCAACCAGATCGGGCGCAGTTTTGGCTTAACTGGTCTAGCTCTGGATGCCCAAGGTACAGGAGATGATACCCAGGTTTCTGTGACCGGTTATATTACGCCTGATTTATATCTGCGCTATGGGGTCGGGGTATTCACACCAGTGAATAAGCTGACTTTACGTTATCAGGTAAATCAGCGTCTGTATCTGGAAGCGAGTCAGTCTTTAGAACGTGCGATTGACTTGTTCTATAATTGGCGATTCTAATTGTTGAAAAGTGTGGTGTGATGCAAGTTATTGTTATAAATTAATTTATTATGCATCACGTCTACACTAAAAAATAACGTGTAGACTATATGTAGACTGTTGAGTAATTTCAGGCTTAAAATGCAAGTGTCGAATTTGTAAATTAAGCTTGAAATGAAACTCAACAAATCTAATGTTGATGCTATTGCATTGACCGAAAAAGGGCAAGCCATCTATCGCGACTCAGACCTGATTGGTTTTGCAGTCCGAGCCACTACCAAAAGTAAATCTTATATTGTCGAGCGTCGGCATGCTGGAAAATTATTCCGCGTGACGCTGGGTAAGACCAATGAGATTACACCTGCAGAAGCTAGAAAAAAGGCTCAGTCCATTTTGGCTGATATAGCCAATGGTGTTTTTGAGAAAAAGAAAGATGTTTTAAATAATGAGATAACCTTAAGCCAAGCTTTCGACCTGTATTTAAAGCAAAGAAAATTAAAACCGCTTTCTGTGAATACCTACAATCACTGCATCAATACCTTCCTTCCAGACTGGAAAGAACGGCCTATATTTGAAATCAATAAAAAGGATGTATTTGACCGGTTCATTAAACTGACAGAATACAGTCCCACTCAAGCCAACCTTACTTTAAAAATGTTCGGGTCCATCTGGCGCTTTGCTCAAATCCACTGTTCAACTGATGAAAATCCAATTCTTAAACAAAACCCGGTTGATGTGATTCCTGCAAAACGTGGCTGGAATAAAACTAAGGCTCGCACTCGCCACCTGGATGAAAGCAATATTCATACTTTTTACAATGCAGTCCTGAATTACTTCACTGAGCGTTCTTTATATGAGGACGCATCCAAGAATGCCACACGTGATCTGGTGCTATTCATCATGTATACCGGGTGCCGTAGAAATGAAGCTCAAACATTGAAGTGGGAAAATGTAGATATCGAAAAGGGCTTATTTGTATTCAAGGATCCAAAGAACGGTGATGATCACTTATTGCCCATGGGTGACCACTTATTTGAAATTATCAAGCAGCGCTATGAGCTGCGAAGAAATGATTATGTTTTCCCGGGTTCCAATATGACATCAAATGCAAAGCATATTGCGGGCGCTCAAGGCTTACTAAGAACTATTGGTGAGCAGACTGGTATCCAAATTTCATTACATGATTTGCGTCGAACCTTTGCGACGATCTGCAATAATTTGGACTATGGCCCATATACCATTAAGCGACTACTCAACCATAGATCTGGCGCTAAAAATGATGTGACTGGTGGATATGTGCAGGTATCACTCAAAAAATTACGGCTTGCAATGAATGACATTGAAGCCGTGTATCAGGGTAAGCTCAACTGCTTCGATTAAGAGGCAAGTTGAGCTGTATTCATTACTGTTTGTCGCTCTTGGTAGGCCAGTACATCTGACTTCTTGTAAGTAACACATCGACCTACCTTGGTGTAAGGAATCCCGCCACCCACACAACGCAAGCGCTGCAAGGTATGGACAGAGCAGGAGAGGTAAATTGCTACATCTTCCTGCGGAAACAACTGTTGATCTGATGCAGCAAGGAAGCGATCTAAACGCATATCTTTATCTTGCTGCGACATTTCATTTAGCTTAATTTTCACTTTTCACCTCCATACAACTTTCCACATCTGCGATGGCTTTACTTAATCTGTGGTTTGTAGTCGTAACATCCTCATCATTTAAAAAATTTGGATAATTAACTGTTAATTTTGATGATTCTAAACCCCCGTAACTCCCAACCAACTCATGACTTTCAACAAGGCGTTTTAGCTCATCAGTTAAATGATCCTCATAAGCTACTATGTATGACTTAACAGCCTCAATCCCGACTTTTTTAAAAAACTCATTCGCTTTCAAGACACTTCTCCCAAAGCCATCACCACACCACTCGGCAACTTGCTCAAATAGCAGGTGAACAGGTGATACAGCTTATCCGCATTACTTTCATCTACCGTGATAATCCCACCTGTGCCGCTTTTAACCCGCTGTCTTGACCAACCTCGCATGTGATATGTGAACTCATTGTCAAAATCCACCGCGTTTAAAATCGCATTGAATGAGCCAACATCACCAGCAGACCATGTTTCAATATATGGCTTGTCCTTAGCTACAAGGTTGTCGATCTGAAGCTGAGCGAACTGCACGTTGGTTAATTGAATTTCAGTCATTGGCTTGCTTCCATAATTCGCAAATATCACGATTCACTACAAAAGAATCTGGCTCATGGTCTAGTAATTCTTCATGCAAGATTTTAATTAGGTTCTTTTCAACCAAAACAAACCCTTCCGGCACCGCTTGGGCTTTGGCTGCTTGCATCTCCTCAAACATCCACCATGCTGAAGTAAGCAGCTCAGCTTCTTTATTGCGCCACTTTTCAGTAGCTACAAAGCAATTTAAGCTTTCATCAAATTGCAGCAGAGTTGAGTAGAAACACTTAAAAGTCTTTGTTTTTTTAAACTGCTCAAACAATTGATTTTTTTCTTGAATATCCATCACGCCACCTTCTTTAATTTTCATGCTGCCACCTTCTGCGGATCCAACTCAGCAATGATCTGGTCAATTTTTTGATTGAACTTAATCACTGACTGCTCAATACCTGCGATATCCAAGTCCTCTGCATTCACCCGAATAACCACCAGTTGCAAATGCTCAGGCAGGCGAGGGTCATAGCTCACAAAGTCACACCATTTGCGACGAGTGCAGGCCAATTGCCAAGTAATCTGTGGCACATATTCAGCAGGCACCTCTTTAGTCAAAATGGTATTCAGGTGAGTTTGAGAGCTTGGGCATTTAGCCTCGATTTGCCCATCTTTACCCACCAACCCATCAGGACTAGCACCACTCATTTTGATAACCGGATGATCAATCAGACCTGTTCCAACTACAAAATTACCGGTTTCATTTTCATAAGCAGCAATCGCATAAGGCTCTTGATCAATACCCCATTGCATTAGGCTTGTGGTTTTAGTTTCCTCCTGAACGCCAGTAAGGCGCTCAGTCAGAATAGTTAAGGTTAGGGCATTGTGTGCTTTGCCTTTAACTGGCTTGGCATCGATATCCTTGATTCGGCTTGCAGTGATTTTTCCGCACCGGTCTGCATGCCAATCTTCACTACGCTGGAGAATGGTCATAGGTTTCTCCTTGGCGTGATAAGGCTTGGTCTGCGAGTTCAGCGACTGCTTTTAAATTGATTGAATGGGTGGTCCAGAAGTAATTCTTGCAGTTGCCTTTTGGTAGGGCTACATAAGCCGCTTGCAATCGTTTTGATCCGAACTGCGCTTCATTTTGAAGGTGTGCCAAATGCTCGTTTTCAAATTCTTGGTATCCCTCTGGAATCACATTATCAGTCTGGCCCTGCACTGTTTTAATTGTGCCGCTTTCTTGAATCCGCTCTGCTTCGTCCTGGTCGTAAATACCAACAAAACCAAAAGCCAAACGAGCACATTGAATTAAAGCCTTGTGGCGCAAAAAGCGTTTAGGGTGTGACTGCCAAGGACCCGCATAACCATTGGCACCCATTGGCTCACGATAAACTTCATCTAGGTATTCACGAACAACGGTAGGGTGGTCACGATCCTTGCGGTAAATGATGCAATCAACCCATTCAGGACAATCAACCTTAGCCTTGTTCATGCGAACCATATTTTCCGAAAACACAAACTCAATGCCGTTCAGGTTTGGATTGCTATTAATGATGCGCGACCAACCGTCCACACCGACCACAGGGATAATCCCCTTATTCTTGTCTGGAAATGCATAGATTTCCTTGGTCCATGGATTCAACTTGTATTGACTCGCCACAATCATTAATGCGCCCATTTGTGCATCTGAAATTTCCTTATCGGATTTAAATGCAGTCTGGATCAGTGTTTGCTTTAATTCTTGCGGATCAACATTGTGTAACCCTAAAACTTCAGCAAGTTGAATAATTTGAGCAGCTACTAGGCCTTGGTGTTGTGCTGGTGCATTCATGTTCTTATTCCTCAGTATTTGATTGATACGTGCGGGATTAGACCGCTGATAATGGCACCAACAAGTGATTTCACTTGCGGCTCAGAGAGTTCAGGGCACACACCTTTGATTGCCTCAAGTGCTTCGCGGTTAATTTGGCGACGATGCTCAACATTAGCCAGTCGTGCTTCTTCTGTTTTACCCTCAAACTCAGATTTGGCAGCCTGTTCAGCTTCAATGCTCTTACGGTCATTTTCAGCAGCTTGCACAGCACGTAATTCCGCAGCTTCTTTTTCAGCTTTCAATCGAGCTTCGCGCTGTTCTGCTTCAAGCTTTTCACGTTGGACACGTTCAGCTTCAAAACGTGCTTTTTCTTCCGCTTCACGGGTAGCTTTTTCAGCAGCTTCACGGGCAATACGTTCTTCATGTTCATGTTGTAAGCGAGCCTGTTCAGCAAGGCGTAGGCGCTCCAATTCAGCTTGTTCGGCTTCGTATTTTTCACGAATGGTCAGGGCAGTGCGTAAAGATTCAAGTGTTTCAAGTTTGGCAAGTTTTGCTTCTTGTTCGTATTCCTCAAAAGAAGAATCAATTACACGATTTTCTAGTGTTTCAATGGCTTCTTTAATATTTTGCGCAGTCCACTCAGCATCCAAGGATTCCGCAAGACTTGGCACCATGCGAATCACAGCAATTGCATCTTCATGCTTCGCCACACGATCTTTTTCCGCCTGCTCCCATGCATCACGCGGTGCCAAAATTTCATTGCGAAGTTCATCAAACTTTCTAACAGTCGCAATGCGGTCATCATCAATAAGCTTGATTTGAGACTTTTGTTCAGCTACCAATTCCTTGCCACACTTCTCGATAAAGGTTTTGGATTTGCTCACCTTCATTGCCAGCGAACCAATCTGATCA